ATGATTCGCGTGGGCGATATGGTCCGGCATGCCGGCGGCCCGCCGATGCTGGTCCGGCACATTTACCGCGGTGCGGCATGCTGTGTGCTGGTTGATCAGCATGGTCGCGTGCGGTGGCGCGTCGTTCCGGTCAGAGAGGTCCAACCGCTCTGGCTTTCGATCGGGCCGAAGTCTGTCTGGCCCGCACCTGACCGGATCGTTATCACCGAGGACGAAGATAAGCGCGCAATCGTCCCTTCAGCCGCGCGGTCACGCAAGGCAACGAAGCCGAAACGTTCGCACAAATTGAAGCGAAAAAAAGCGAGCATGCAGCAGACCATCACCGCCACTCTGTTCGACGAGCTCGTGGCCGCATGACGAAGCCAAAAATTACCGCAGAGCGCTTCGACCAGATCGCGAGTGCGCCGCCACGAATCATCTGGACCGCAAGCGCGATTGCGCGGCGCGTCGGCTGTAGTTCGGACTTCGTCCGGAACACCCTCGCGAATCAGCCCGGATCGCCGGTCAAGAAAATCGGCACCCGCTATTGCGCGATCGAGGCCGATCTGATCTCGTTTTTTCGAGCATAGCTCAAAGAAACCTATTCCAACCCACTCAATCCGATAGCGCACGCTGGAGGCGCGAGCGCATCTTCGCGCGCATGCGCTGGCCGTGGCCGTTTCAACGCGAGCAAAAGCAGACCGACGCCGAGATCCTCGATATGCTCGGCGGCAGCGTCTCGACTGCGGCCGGCATCTCGATATCGAGCGACGCGGCCCTTCGCGTGCCGGCGGTAGCGGCCGCGGTGCGGACCATCGCGGAGGCCGCCGCCAGTCTCGACCGAAAGGTGGTCGAGATCGCCGACGACGGCACCGAGACGAAGGTTCATGGCCACCCTGTCAACGCGCTTCTCGCCATCGACGCCAACGACTGGACCTCAAGCTTCGAGTTGATCCGGCAGATCGTCGTCGACGCACTGACACGCGACGCCGGCGGTCTCGCATGGGTGTCGTGGCTGCGCGACGAGCCGGTCGAAATCATCCGCTACCGGCCCGGCATCATCGCCGCCGAGTATGACGCCGACGGTTCGGGCCGGCCCACATACCGCATCAACGGCCGCGCCACACCGGCGCAAGAAATCATCCACTTGCGATCGACCTTCGACAAATGCCCGGTGACGCTCTGCCGTGAAGCGATCGCGGTCGCGGTCGTCATGGAGCGTCACGCCTCGCGCCTGTTCGGCCGCGGCGCCCGACCATCCGGGATCATCCGCACGAAGAAGAACGTTGGCGACGACGGCGTGCGCAAGATGTTGGCCGGGTGGCGCGCCGCGCATGAGGGGGTCGACAACAGCGGCAAGACCGCAGTGCTCTGGGATGACGCCGAGTGGGTGCAGATGCAGCTCAACTCGGTCGACAGCCAGTTTCAACAACTCCGCGTCTTCCAGCTTCAGGAGATCGGGCGCGCCTTCAACATGCCGGCCACCCTGCTCGGCGAGTTGTCGCGCGCGACCTGGTCGAACTCGGCCGAGATGCAGCGCCTGTTCCTCATGCTCTGCCTCGAGCCCTGGCTGCTCGCGCTCGAGGGCGCGCTGCGCCGCGCTCTTTTCCGGAAGGAAGACCGCCGGCGATTTGCCGTGCGCTTCGAGCGCGATGACTTCTCCAAGGTCGACCTTTCGGTGCTCGCCACCGCGATCAACAGCCTGGTCGCCTCGCGCGTCATCAACCCGAACGAAGCCCGCACATGGCTTGGCGGGCTTGCACCCTATGAGGATGGCGACGAGTTCGCCAATCCGAATACGGGGGTCTCCCAGCCCGGTGCGCAGCATGGCGCCACGGAAGTCACGGAACTGCGCCGCCAGCTCGAGGAATTGCGCAATGCCGCATGACTTGGCCGCCCTCGATGACCTCGTAGCCCACCAGGACCGCGGCGCCGACTGTGCGATCGTGCATCCCGTCACCGGCGAGGCCATGCCCGATCTCGTCTTCATCGTCGTCGGGCCCGACAGCGACACGCAACGTCGCGCGCGCCTCTGGCTGCAGGACGAACTCTACGCCTATCGCGGCCGTATCCCGGCCGAAGATCAGGATCGGCTCGCGATCGAGCAGCTTGCCCGCTTCATCGTCGGCTGGCGGGTCAAGCAAGACGGCAAGGAATTGCCGTTCAGCCACACCAATGTGGTCCGCGTCCTCACGAAATTCCGCTTCATCCGGCAACAGATCGAGACCTTCGCCGAGGACCGCACGCCGTATTTCGCCCGCACTCCGTTCGTGGAGGCCGACCGTGGATAGGTTGTTCGTCGAGACCAAGGTGCTCGCCGACGATGCCGGTGCGATATCCGGCCTCGCGTGGAAGTTCGGCGAGCCGGATCGCATCGGCGACTGGATTGAGCCCGGCGCGTTCAAGGGCGTGAGGCTGCCGATCCCGATGCTGTTCGGCCACGACGCCAACGATCCGATCGGTACCTGGGACCTGGCGACCGAGAAGACCGACGGCCTGCATCTCGGCGGCAAGCTTCTGGTCGACGATCTTGTCCGCGCCCGCGAAGTGCGCGCGCTGGTGAAGTCCGGTGCGGTACGCGGCATCTCGATCGGCTTCATCACCAGGAAAGCCGCTGCCCGCACCGGCGGCGGCCGCATCATCAAGTCACTCGAACTGCTGGAGGCGTCGCTGGTGACGCTGCCCATGCATCCCGGCGCGAAGGTGACGTCGGCCAAGTCGGCGGTGCGCGCGCTTCAGCTCGCCACCGTCATCAACCGGGCCTCGGCCCTGATCGCAGCGAGGTAACATGCGACACTACGTCAAAGAGGCGCTGCTTGCGGGCGCCACGCCGATCATCCGCAAGGGCGACGACGACGATCCGGTCGCGCTCGTCACCAAGTCGCTCGAGGACCTGCAGAAGACGCTCGACGAGCGGCTCAAAAAGGTCGAGGGCGGCGCCGAGCTCAAGGCGCTGATGGATCGGCTCGCCGAGCTGGAGAAGAAGGCGAACCGCCCTGGCGGCGCCGGCGGCAATGCCGACGAGCGGGCCGAGATCGAGAAGAAGGCGCTGGCCGCCCTGTTGCGTACCGGCTCCGCCGAAGAGATCAGGGCCGCGGGCTCGATCGAGGCGAAGGCGGCCTCGTCGGACAGCGACCCCGCCGGCGGCTATTTCGTGCTGCCGACCATCGACCTGTCCATCCGCACCCTGATGACCGACCTGTCGCCGCTACGCGGCATGGCCGAAGTCGTCACCATCTCGACCGATCGCTATGAGCGGTTCTATTCGAAGGGTGCGCGCGGCGCGCAGTGGGTCGCCGAGAAGGACGCACGGCCGCAGGACACAGCCCGGCCGGAGCTCATCAAGCACAGCTATCCGGTGTCCGAGCTCTATGCCGCGCCGGCCGCGACCCGTCACCTCCTGGACGATGCCGCCACCGACATCGGCTCATGGCTGATCAACAATGCGACCCATGACTTCGCCGAGACCGAGGGCGAGGCGTTCCTGCGCGGTGACGGCGTCGAAGGCAAGCCGCGCGGCCTGCTCAGTTACGGCACGACCAACGAGAAGGATTTCACCCGCGCGTGGGGCAAGCACCAGTACATTCCGGCGGGCCATGCTTCGGCGCCGACCGACGCAAACCTGGTGACGGCCTGCATCAACGTCGTCGCCGGCTTGCGCAAGCCCTACAAGGCGAATGCGACGTGGCTGATGAACTCGACCACGGCCGCGCGGCTCATGGGCATCGTCGACGATAACGGCCGCCGCCTCTGGGCGCCGACCGGCAACCTCATCGAGGGCGTCGAGCATCCGCTGCTTGGTTATCGCGTCGAGATCGACGAGGGCATGGACGACATCTCCGCCGGCGCCAGCGCGCACCCGATCGCCTTCGGCGACTTCCGCCAGGGCTACGTCATCGTCGACCGGCAGGGCGTCCGCATCACGCGCGACGAGGTGACCCAGAAGGGCCGCGTCCTGTTCGACACGTACAAGCGCGTCGGCGGCGGCGCCGGCGACTTCAACGCCATCAAGTTCATCAAGGTCGCGGCGAGCTGAGGAGGCCACCATGCGCAAGGACAGCTATTCAAACGCCAGCGTTGTCGCCTCGCTGGTCCCCGCCGTGCAGGCGGCGACCCTGAAGGGCTCGACCGTCGACACCAAGGGCTTTTCCGCAGCCCTGATGATCGTCAACACCGGGGCCGTCGCCGGCGATGGCGACTACGGGGTGGCGATGCAGCACAGCGATACCACGACCGACGGCGACTTCGTCGACGTGCCCGCGACCGATCGCATCGGCACGCTTCCGGCCACGCTGGTCGCCAGCACGGTCTATCGGCAAGCCTATGTCGGCAAGAAACGTTACCTGCGCGCAGCGATCACCAAGACGGGCGGCACCAGCATTGCCGCCGGGGCGGTGTTCGTCCTCGGCCAGCCGCACCTGGCGCCGGTGGCGTGATGCCCGTCAGCGCTCCCCGTGTCTGTGGCCACTGCGGCGGCGTTCACCGTTCCGGTGAGCGCTGTGCCGTGGCGGCCGCGCGCGACAGCGAGCGCAAGGCCCGATTCGATCGCAACAGGCCGAACAGCAGCCGGCGCGGTTACGACCGCGAATGGGAGGAGGCCGCGAAAGCGTTCCTCGCCGAGCCCGGGAATGAACTGTGCCGCTGCGGTCGGCCCGCCACTGTCGTCATGCACATCCGCAGCATCACGCGCGCCCCGCATCTGCGACTTGAGCGCTCCAACTGGCGACCTGGCTGTCACCGTTGCAACGCCACCGAGGCCGCTCAAGAGCGGCGCCACACGAAAGGATCAACATCATGAGCCATCTCTTCGCCACGGCTGGCAGCAAGCTCTATATCGGCAACGCGCCCATGGCCTTCACCGGCACGGACTTCGTTGTGTCCGACTTCAACGCGGTCGTGTGGACCAACATCGGCAGGCTTTCGAATATGGGCTCTGCCGGCGACTCCAGCCAGCTGGTTACCTTCGACGCTGTCGGTGAGAAGCGCACGCGAAAGCTCAAGGGCACCCGCAATGCAGGCGCGATGCAGATCGTCGCCGGCCTCGACTATGCGGATCCCGGCCAAATCGCACTCATCGCCGCTGAGAAGACGGACTACACCTATCCTTTCAAATTCGAACTGAATGACGCGCCTCCCGGTGGATCGCCAAGCCTCCGGTTCTTCACGGCACTCGTCATGGGTTCTGCCGAGCAATACAACGAAGCCAACAGCGTCATGCAGCTTCTTTCCTCGCTGGAGGTCGACTCGAACTACGTGAAAGTCAATGCCTCGGCTGGAGGCGCGGCACCCGTCAATACTCTGCTGCCCGCAATCACCGGCACGGCGGAGGTAGGTCAGACACTCGCCGGATCGAACGGCACCTGGACGGGTACGCCCACGCCGTCGCTCACGCGCCAGTGGTTCGCCGATGGCGAGAGCCTGCCCGCCGAAACCGCATCGACGTTGGTGCTCACGGCCGGGCACGAAGGCGCGGTCATCACGTTCATGGTCACAGCGACCAACTATCACGGTATCGCGCATGCGGTCAGCGCGCCGACCAGCGCCGTCACCGGAGACTGACGCCTGCACCCCGGGGGGGTCGGCAATTTTTTGGCCGCTCGTGGGGACCGCCGCGGTACCGTCGCGCGCGATTTGCATCGGAGCAATGATGGATGGCGCTTTCTGTCTCTGACCTGCGCAAGCAGCTCAACCTGACCGGCGCCTGCGAGACGACGCTGTTGACCCGGCTGTTGGCCGCGGCGACGGCGCATGTCGAGCGGCTTCTGGGCTTCAGGCTGGACGACGAGGACGAGTTGCCGGATGGACCGCCGGCAGACCTCGAACTCGCGGTGCTGCAGCTCGCGGCCGACTGGTACGAGAACCGCGAGGCCTCGCTGGTCGGCGCCTCTGCGCAGACGATCCCGATCGGGGTGGCGCAGATCGTGAACGAGTACCGCCGCTACACCTTCGGGGCCTGCGATGAGTGACGGCGGTAAGCCATGAGCGCGGACCTTGCCGTGCAGAGAGCCGTCCGTGCGCACCTCACTGCTGCCGCGGCAGTAACCGCGCTGGTGCCCGCCACGTCGATCCTGGACCGTCACGCCCGTCCGGCACCAGACCCCTCGATCATCATCGGCGAAGGACAGACGATCGAGGGTGGCGACATCGCACGCAAGGTGCAGCGCGTCATCATGGACCTGCATGTCTGGAAGAAGGAGCCATCGACGGCCGGCGCTAAGGCCATTGCGGGTGCGGTGCGGGCGGCGCTGCACAGCGGCCGGCTTGTCCTGGACGCGCCCTATCATTGCGGCGACTGCCGCGTGCCGCACATGCGCTATCTGCGCGATCCTGACGGTGAAACCAGCCACGCCGTGGTGACCATCGAGACGCTTGTGAGCGAGGGCGCCTGATGCGTGCGGGTAAGCTCGATCGCGAAATCGAAATCCAGTCCTTCAGCAACACGGTCGACGCGGTCGGCACGGCTGTCATGACCTGGACGCAATTCCGGTGCGTCCCCGCACAGCTGATCGAGGCTCGCACGGAAGAGTTCCTTCGCGCTTACGGCGAGGGCAATAACACTGTGGTGATCTTCCGCATCCGGTGGCTCGCCGGAGTCACCACCGATCATCGCGTCGTCTACAAGGGCAAGGCGCTCAACATCCGCGAGGTGAAGGAGATCGGCCGCCGGCGCGGGCTCGAGCTGCGCTGCGAGCAGGTGCGCGCATGACGAAGCGCCCGCGCAAGAAGGCCAAGGCGCCTGCGGTGCGCCGCCCTCGCAAGAAGGCCGCCTTAGCAAAGATGGCCGCAATTCCGGATCCCTTCGGCTACGGGCAGCGCGCCGTCAATTTTCTGCGCGGCCTCAAGCATCCGAAGTCGCGCCTGCCTGACAAGGCGTTCCAGCTCGATGATTGGCAAGAGGAGATCGTCCGCCGTATCTATGGTCCGTGCGACGAGAACGGCAATCGCATCGTTCGCAACGTCGTGATCCTGCTGCCGCGCGGCAACCGCAAGACCTCGCTCGGTGCCGCGCTCTCGCTGCTGCACACCACCGGCTCGGAGGCGACGCCGAACGGCGAAGTGATCTTTGCCGCCGCAGATCAAAAGCAGGCCAAGATCGGATTCCGAGAGTGCGAAGGTATCATCGCCGCCGGCGGCTATATGTGGCGCAAAGGTCAGGCCAGCCGCCGCTTCGACGCCGCGCAGCATGTCAAGCTGCAGGAGTCCCGGAACCGTATCTTGTTCCCGAACGGATCATGGATGGAGGCCCTGTCGAATGACGCCGGCACACAGCACGGTCGCACCCCGGTCTTCGCTCTGATCGATGAAATCCACGCCTGGAAGAAACGCGATCTCTGGGACGTCATCCGCACCGGGCTCGTCAAGGTGCCGAACAGTCTTTCGGTCGTTATCACTACCGCCGGCCGCGGCCAGGACAGCATCGCCTTTGAGGTGATCGACTACGCGCGCCGCGTCGCCCGCGGCGAGATCGACGACCCATCGACTTTGCCGATCCTATTCGAGACCAGCGCGGATGCCGACTGGCGCGACGAGGCCGTGTGGCACGCTGCCAATCCAGGCCTTGCGCACGGGTATCCTGACATCGCAGGGCTGCGCATGCTAGCGCGAGAGGCCGAGCACCGCCCCGCGGACCGGGATGCGTTTCGACAACTTCACCTGAATGTGTGGCTCGATTACTCCGAGGCACCATTCGTCGAGATGGCCGTCTACGACAAGGGCGCGGCAACGGTGGACCTCGACGCTCTAGCAGCGGACCGCGAGCCGTGCTGGCTCGGCGTCGATTTGTCGAGCAACAATGATCTGACCGCCGTGGTGGCCTGTTGGGGCGACCCGGAGAATGGCTATGCTGTTCATCCATGGTTTTTCTGCCCGGCCGATAATCTGCGGCGCCGTGCCGAGCGCGACGGCGTGCCGTATCCGACCTGGGCTGAAGAGGACCACATCATCCCGACACCGGGCAACGTGGTGGACTTTCGTGCGGTCGAGGATCACATCCGCGATCTGTGTGATCGCTTTGCAGTGCAGGAGGTCGCGTTCGATCCATACATGGCGCGAACCATGATGGCGAACCTTGCCGAGGCCGGGTATCCCGCGGTCGAAATGCGGCAGGGCTGGATCACCATGGCGCCCGCGATCAAGGAGCTAGAGCGCGCCATCGTCGGCGTGCGCTTCCAGCACGGCGCACACCCGATTCTGCGGTGGCATTTTTCGAACATCGCGATCGAGACCGACAAGGCGGGCAACGTCTCGTTTCACAAGGGCAAGAGCAAGGATCGCATTGACGGTGCGGTGGCGGCTGCGATGGCTGTCGGCCGGTGTGCGGCCGGCAACTCCAATCGCTCATCCTACGATCACGCCTCAGATGATTTGGAGGAATGGGCCTATGCGTGAGCAACCTGATGTCCCCTGACGACGAGTTGCAGCGTTACGTCGCCGATCTCCCGCGCAAGCTGCGCGATGAGTTGGCCGGCGTGATCGAGGATGAGGCCGAAGCCCTGTCGGCTGCACAGCGTGAGCGGTTGCGCTCGCTGCAGCAAGCCCCAGATGAGACGGGTAATCTCGAACAATCCTGCCACGTCGCCGAGGGCGCGCACGATCTGGAAAAGTTTGTGCAGGCCGGTGGCGATCTCACTACGACGGAAATTCGTGGTGGCAGCGGCGAGCCCTATGACTACGCGCTCGGCTTTGAATACGGTACGTCGAAGCAGCCGGCACGATCATTCTTCTGGTCGACGATCCGGGAACGGCTGGAAGCGATGCAGGCGCGGATCAGTGCCGCGGCGGAAAGGATCCTCGGATGAACGAGTGTGCGCGTGAACTGGAATGGACGGGCGGCAAGCACATCTTCAACCTCAACCGTACTGACGTGCTCGCCGTGCTGTCCGGCACCGGGCCGAAGATGGCGCGGGTCCGCTCCGGCGTCCTCAAGTTCGACCCGCTCAAAGGCCACAATGGCGACACGCCAGCAGCCTGCCTGAAGCGCTTCGATGATGGCTCCTATTCGATCCCGGATATCGAACGCATCGTTCTCTATGGCTTGTGGGGCGGTGGCCTCAGTCTCTCCGACGCTGACGACATGGTTGCTGCGCATGTGCGCGGCAAGCCGCTCGCCGCCAACGCGGCCGTAGCCTTTGAAGTCCTCGCCGCCCTTTTCGTAGGAGCATCCGATGCCGGCGCCGGCGCTTAGTTTCCCCGTCCGGGCAAACCTGAACGACTTCAACAAGAAGATGGGTGATCTCGGCAACATTGCCGGGCGCGCGACCCGTCTTGCGGTAAAGTCTTTTGAGAACATGGACAACGCCATCGTTGCGAGTTCGGCGATGTCGTTCCGCAAGATTGCATTGGGCGTCGGCGGCGCCGTGGTCGCGGCCAAGCTGTTCGGCGCGGCGATCTCGGCCACGCGCGAGCAGCTCGCCGAATTGCTTTCGATCGCCGACAAGGCGCGCGATCGCAATGTCGGCGCGGATTTTTTTCAGGGCTTCGTCTCCGAGTCGCGGAAGCTGCGCGTGGCCGTGTCCGACATGGAGGACGCCCTCTCTCATGCCTTCCAGTCGACGAAGGAGAAGTCGCCGATCAACCTGTCAGAGTGGGAAACGGCCGGCGAGCGTATCACCGAGGTCGAAAAGGCGCTGCGCGTGTTCAACGCGACGGGCGAAAAGCTTCAGGGCCTCGTGCTGTTCCGCGACGCCGAGACACAGGAGGACAAGATCATGGCGGTGCTGACCGCCATGAAGGAGCTCGAGGAGCAGGGCCGAAAGCTCGAGGCCTTGCAGCTCGGCGAACTGATGTTCGGGTCGAAATTCGTCGACAACATCCGGCTCGGCAAGACCTCGGTCGACTCCATCCTGCAGAGCATGAAGGCGGCTGCGGAGGCAGGTGATGGCGTGTTCTCCCAAGCCATGATCGAGCGCGCCAAGCAGGTAGACGATCAGCTCCGCCTCGCGCATCAGCGGCTCGACAAGGAAATGAAGCCGAGCTGGCAGTCGCTTGCCAGCATCATGCTCGACATCAAGGAGGCCTGGACCTGGGTCGTCGACAAGGCGGCGGCGTTTGCGCGATGGATCAATCGTGTCGATCTGAAAATTCTGAAGGACGAACTGGCCGATATCAACAAGGCGTTGGAGGAAGGCCCCGCGAACCGCTCCGGCCTTTACAGCCTGTGGTCGGACCGCATGCTTACCGAGCGGCGCGACACGCTGCAGGGCATGATCGATGATCGGTCCGGCCCCGTCACCCGGCCGATGGTCACGGTCAATCGTCCGTCGCGGGGCGAAGGCGCGGCGCCAACACGCACCGACACGGGCGCCACCCGCGACCGCTTCGACTCCGCGGCAGATTCGATCGAGAAGCGCACGGCCGCGTTAAATGCGGAAACGGCGGCGATTGACCTCGGCACCGCCGCCCGCGAACGCGCAAAGATCGTCGCTGAGCTGGAAGCCGTTGCAAAGCAAGCAAACACCGCAGCCGGCAAGGAAAATGCAGACGTCACCGATGAGCAGCGCGAACGCATCAATGCGGTCGCGGACGCCTGGTCGCGTGCCGCAGCGGCGTCGGAGCAAGCACGCGGGCCGCTCGCCTCTTACATCCGTGACGCCAACGATCTGAACAAGGCGTTTCAGAACGCTACCGTCGGCGGTTTGCGCTCGTTCGAAGATGCGCTGGTCAATGTCTCCAAGGGGGCCATGACGCTGGCCGATGCCGTGAAATCGATGGCGACAACGATCCTCGAAGAGCTGCAGCGTATCTTGATCCGCAAGATGATCATCGCGCCGATCATGGCGGCCTTGAATGCAATTATCGGCGGCCCCGCTGGCGCAGGCGGTATAAGCCCGCTCAGTCTCAATTTTGGCGGCGGCAATGCCGGTAGCGTTGGCGGCACCGGCGGCGGCCTCGGCGGCTTCTATGTCGAAGGCGGCTACACCGGATCCGGGTCGAAATATCAGCCTGCCGGCGTCGTGCACGCCGGCGAGTATGTCTTCAGTCAGCACGCGGTCAACCGGATCGGCGTCAGCAATCTGGATCGTCTGCACCGCGGCTACGCGGAAGGAGGCTATGTCGACGACATCAGGTCGAGCGCGGTGCGTGCCGGTGACAGCGTCCAGACCAGGCGCGCGCCCTCGCGCGATGGCACCTCCGTCAACGTAAAGCTGGAGATCGTCAACCAGTCCGGTCAGCAGATCAGGGCCACGGACGGGGGACAGCGGCGCGATGGCGACGATATCGTCCAGCGCGTCGTCATCGACGTGGTCGCGGCCGATATCGCATCGGGGAAGGGGCCCATCAATAATGCAATCGAGAGCCGCTATGGTCTGGACCGAACCAGAGGCATGGCGTCATGACGGACCTGGAATGGTTCCGTGATCGACTTGTTGATGCCCTGAAGTGGCAGTTAGCGCACCCTGGTGCCGACCGACGCGAGGGGCCTGCGATACCCCCTGCCGGCGTGCGCATCTGGCGTATCTTTCTTGAGCTGCATGCGACGCGCGCCGTGGGCTTCGCACCCTGCGCCATCACGCACGCCGAGATCGAAGCCTGGTCGCGGCTGCATCGCGAGCCGGTGCGATCGTTCGAGCTGGAAATTATCCGCGCGATGGACGTAGCATATCTGGAAGTTGTCTCTCGGCCGACAGACGGCAAGGCGATCCCGCGATCGTCTGGGCAAGCCGTCACGGCAGCGGCGTTCGATGCGGTGTTCGGGCGGTAGAACCGTTCATCATTTGGTAACGGGTGGGGCGTCAGCATAGGGGCCATGCTTGGTCGAGACGCCTATCGTTCGGACATTGAAGCGGAGCTAACAGCGGCGCGCGACTTCCTGGCGCCGCTGGAGGCGGGCGAGATGTTTTTGGAGGAGGGAGTCGGTTCCTTCGCGATGCAGGACACCACGAAGGAAGTGATCGAAGAATACCGGGAGAGGATAGCCCGGTGCGAGCGCCTACTGGCGCAAATAGATGCGCAGCCGGCCTAGCGACCCTTGTCCTTGTAGCGTCGCCAGAAGCGCAACACCTTTTCAACCCGGCTGTAGGTTCTGTATGACGCGGTCGGTATCGGCGAGCCGCTGCATTTTGTCATGCTCACCTGCCCCACAACACCATCAGGACTGCTCCCGTCGCCTTCTGCGGTGAGGTGCGAGCTTGGCATCCAGATCAGCTCGCGCCGCGCGCAGATCACGGCACATCATTTCGAATGCGGCCTGAGATGCGGCGAGGTCGACTTGTTGCTGAACGGCAGTGTTGCGCGTGGCTTTAAGACGACACATCTCAATCATCTGCTCAATGTCGGCCAGGGTCGTATAATCCTTCCCCGCGATCTTCAGCGTCACAAGCCGCCCTCGATCACGCTCGCGTCGTAGCCCGGGCGCGCCCATCGATCCATCCGGGAACGCCAGCGCGGCGGCAACGTCGAGTCGCAATGGATCGTCAGGCCCGACCCGATCGCGTGATGGCACGTACCGCGGCTTCTTATTGCGCGTCACTTGAGGCCCGGAAACTTACCGTCGTTCCATTGCTTAAAATCGGCGGGGATATTTAGGCTGCCGGTCTCAAACCCGACTAAGTCGTCATATCCGCCGCGGGCCAGCGTCTCGGCGATCAGGTCGCCGTACGAGCCGATCGTGATTTCGCGGTTATCGAGATACAGAATGCCCCACACAGACCCGGCATGACGCCTAGCGCGTATCGAAAACACGCCTTTAGGTGTCCAGTGTCGTTTCAGCAGCGGCTCAACTTCGATCGGCACATTTCACCTCGCGATCCTCCGACGTACCTTCACGTCATTTCGAAACGCAGCGAGATTGGGATAGGTAACGGTGCCATCCTCTGTATCGACCTGGATCGAATAGTCGACCATCTCGCGATAATTGACGCCCTTGTAGGCTCCCAAGCTGCGGATATCGGACATCGTGTAAATAGGCGCTGCAAGCAGTGCGCCGATGCCGAAGAAAACCATGCCGCCGATCCAAAGGATCCCGCCAGCTGCGCCAACCATCGCCGCGGCGAACGCGCCGCTGCCCGCAATACCGAACAAGACAAGGACGAAACCACCGATACCCCAGAGAACGAACAACACGGTCATCAGAGACCGGCCACTTCCGAACTCAGGTGTCAGGCGCCAGCGCATGCTGATCACCTGATCTCAGCGTCAGTGACGTAGCGATATTCTCGATTCGACGTTTCGAACGGCGTCACCTTGGCCGTGATGAACCGATTTCCCTTCATCGCAGTCTCGACGCCCTGCAGGCCGGCATTGAGTAAGCGCTTCGCCTGATCCGTAATATAATCTTGCAACTCAGCCAAGATGACGGCCTTCGTATCGCTGCGCCCGCACTTCGGGCAGGTAAAAACCGTTTCATTCGAGGCATCAACCGGGCCTTCCATTGGTACTTTACACGCCCCGCAGAGCGCGCTGCTTTGCACTTCGGCCATCGGCATGCCCCTCCTATTTTTATGAGCGTAGGCTATCGCGCAACCAGCGCGCGCGAAAGCCGCCCCGGAGGGGCTTGGCAAATCGCAGGATCAGGTGTGGAATGTCCGTGGGCTTAGCAACCCGGACTTGAGCTATAGCCGCGTCATTCTTGGTCAGAATGCCCGCTCGGTTGGCGCCGAGAGGGAAGCGGCAGAACGTGGTGGCGCATTGGCGTGCGCCCCAACCTGGCCATTATGGCCGGGAGGGCCGCGCCATGTCCAGAGGGACAACCCTTAAAAGCGCTGCCGCCGGTCGCTCAGGCCGGTTGCTAACTCCCGGCTGCCGGTCCGCCACCGGCAACAGGCCTTAGCAAGCCAAAACTGAGCAACCACCATGACCAAACGTGCTCCCAGGCGCCGCGCGAAGCGCGTGCGCGGCCTCTACTACCCCGTGCCGGGGATGACCCCGGAAAACGTCTTCCAGGCCATCGGCAGGCTTCGCCGCGAGGCTCATGACACGATCGACGAGCTGCTGACGCTCCTCGACGCGCTCGAAGGGGATACCGACCTTGAGCCGTCGCTGGCGGCAACGCCCAGCCTCGACCAGACAGATTGGGCGGGTGGCTCATCCGACGATCGTGAAGGCTGCGCGCATGACGATCGCGAACCCTCACTCGGCTCAACCGAGAGCGTCTGTCAGGCCCACTGGTCGTCCGGCGAGGGTGACGACCGTGAGGACGAACACGACGGCCGCGAGCCGAACGGCGATGAACACGACGATGATGGCACCGCGGAGCCGGCTGACCACCATCTGACGGCCGGGGACCTGGCAATCCGCGGACGACTGCGGAGCGCGCGCGATACAAGAGCCCTCCCGCCCTTTGATGGTAGCGATGGCGTGCTGGTCAAGGTCGAGATACTCCCTGGCGGCCGGCGCGAAGTCCTTCGGGGCTGCAAGTAGATCGCTCGTTAGACACGGCGGGGCGCTCGAACGCCCCGTCGTATTCCGCCGACTTTCGTCACGTCGAGCGAAGTCCGGAAAGCGCAAAATGCAGCGGGAATTGAACTGAAGCGGCTGATTCTGGCCCTCTGAGCAAAAAAAAAATTCATAGGGGCGGACAATTTACAGATTTTATTTGGTCCATTCCTGTCCACCGTGCGGTTAACCCGTTGATCTGCTCTGGTGATTTTTTGACCACTACTGACTGTCCGAGCTTGTCCGCTTTGTCCGGTCGATGTGGGAGGGCTGGCGAAGCCAGCAGACTCCGAGGCACTCTGCCCAGAGTGAGTCGTGCGTGCGTTAGGGGTGACAAATGAGCGTCGCCGACATTGACGGTCCCGGCAAAAGCCAAAGCGTCATTCGACCCAGCCTTTCCCCGCGAGAAGCTTCGTTGCCGCGCTTCGCCCTGCGCCGCGACGAGGCCGCTGCGTCGGTGGCAGTATCGCCCACGAAGTTTGACGAATGGGTCGTGGGCGGCAAGATGCCGAAAGGCCGCAAGATCGACGGCGTAGTTCTCTGGGACGTCCAGGAGCTTCGTGAAGCCTGGCAGCGATTGCGCGACGGCGAAACGATCAGCAACCCATTCGACACCATCACGGCATGATCAAGACGCGCCTGAAATACTGCGTCTACGACCCGGATCCGGCCGGCAATCCGCGCTATTACGTTCGCAAGCCCGGCCGACCGAAGGTGCGCATCCGCGAGCGCTTCGAGAACAGCGACGGCACCATCACGCCGGAATTCATGAAGGCATATTGGACCGCGCTCGCAAAGCTTGACGGCGCCAAGCCGGACTCCGATCAAGAGACACCCCGCGAAAAGACGTTCAGTTGGCTCTGCGATCAGTATTTCCGATCATCCGAGTTTGAGCGGTTCGATCGTCTCACCCAGGTAGACAAGCGCAGTGTCTTGAACCGCTTTTGCGCGACCGCCGGCGACATGCCCTATGCGGCCTATCGAAAGGAAGATGTTGAGCGCAGTCGCGACAAGCGACGCGATACGCCTGGCGCGGCCGACAAGCTTGTGAAGTATCTCCGCTCACTCTTCAAATGGGCGGTGGAGAAGAAATACGCCCTGCATAACCCGGCGATCGGCGTGAATAAGATCCACGAGACGATAGGCTGGCATACATGGACGCGTGCAGAGATCGAGACCTATCGAAAGCATCATCTGATCGGCACCAAGGCACGGCTGGCGCTCGAGCTGATGATCAACGTCGGCGCACGGGTTTCCGACGCGGCCCGGATAGGCCGGCAGCACGAGGCCGATGGATGGCTAACATTCGTCGCATGGAAAGGTCGCGGCAGGAACAAGACGCGGAAGGTTATCGAGTGCCCGATCCGCACCGACCTTGCGGCCGCGCTCGCCGCCACGAATCATGTCGGCGACATGACGTATCTCGTCAACGATCTTGGCAGAGCCTTCACCATCAAGGGACTCGGCAACAAGATGCGCGACTGGTGTGACGCGGCGGAATTGCCGCACTGTTCGTCGCACGGCCTTCGAAAAGCTGCGTCGGTGATCATGGCAGAGAACGGAGCGACCGCACCCGAACTCTGCGCGCTCTTCGGATGGAGCAAGCTGGAGACTGCAGAAATCTACATCCGCGAAGCGAACCAGCGGACGATGGTGAGTAACGCCTTTGCTCGACTCGACGAGCATCGAAAACGCAAAAGTGTCTCAGCCGGCCGTGACAAAATATCGGATGAGACAAAAAATGGAAAAAGCGATGGAAAATCAAAGCGCAAATAGCGCGTTGGTGGGCCCGGCAGGACTCGAACCTGCAACCAGACCGTTATGAGCGGCCGGCTCTAACCGTTGAGCTACGGGCCCGGCGCAGCGGGTCCGTAGCTCATAGCAATGCCCGCTGAGGAGGCAAAGGCATCCGCGCGAAAAATCCGGCGCTGAAAGCACGAAGGGAAAACAAAAGTCCGCCGTCTGCAGACTTCAGCAAGCCGCCGTCAGCGTCCCTCGTCGTCGCGGGAGAGATGGATGCGCCGCGCGGCGGTGCCCTCGCCGGCCGTGCCGACCGTACCGGTCGAAGTAGCAGCTGCCGCCTGCGCCGGTCGGCGCGGCGTCACGCCATAATAACCTCGCTGATAAAGCGCCACGGCGCGGTCGGCATTGCCGCCCGCCGCGCGATAAGCACCGGCGAGGTATTTCACGGCATAGGTCATGTTGGTGTCGGCATCGAGCAGGCCGGCCGCGTCGCCGCGATAGCCCATCGCCCGCGCCGTGCCGAGACGAATCTGCATCAATCCGTAATTGCCCTTCGACACAGCGCCCGCATTGTAGCGACTCTCGCGCAGGATCACCCGATGCACGAGCGAGGCGGGCAGCCCATGCGACGCGGCATGCTTGGCGACCAGATCGGCATAGGCGCCCTGGCCGGCGCTTTTTCTGATTTGGCTGGCGCCCTTCCCTACGATCTCGTTCGCAGATGCCGCTCCCGCAAGAAGGGAGGCGGGAAGAGCAAATGACAGCGCAACAAGGCGCATCGTGCTGGCACGCAT